GCCGTTGAGCACCAAGAGCATCTACAGAGTAGGTCGATTCAAGAGTACTAAGTGCGTCACTCTTCCGTGTAAATTTCTGGAAGAAGTCCTGCTGTGCTTTTTTGATATTGATCTCAGTGGCTTGATCCGGATTCTGATTAAAGAAATCCATTAACTCCCTTTCAGCATCTTTTGCCTTCATGGCAATCTCAGCCTCTTCATCTGCTGAGTTCTGTCTGTTAGCAGCAGCCAGCTCTTCACGAAGGAGTTGAAACTTGACAGGCCACCGCTGCTTAAACGTCTTGCCTGTCTGAGGATCCACTTGGCTCTCAATTGAAACCAGATCATTTTCATTGATCATTCCTGCATCAAACATATCTTTGATGTAGGTCATGCCCGTTTTCCAAGCACCAGGGAAGCCAAGGGCATTACCTCGTTCGTCGTAGGTGACAGAAAGACCAAGCAGAAGATCGCCAAGGTTCTTGTCCGTCACAAAGTTGGCCATCAGCTCATCTCGCTTCATGGCGGATTGAGCAATGCCGTGCTCCTTCCTGAACACCGACATCAATTCAGACTGAGCTTTGTTGATCTCGGGAAGAGCGTATTTAGCAAGCAGGCCCTGGCTGATTTGGGTAAGACCGTTCTCGGTCATGTACTTACCCAGCAGCCGCTGCATAATTGCTGCTTTGTGCTGCGGTTCCCAGGTTGGGTCGTTTACAGCTTTTTTTACGCCATCAACTTCAACGGCATCAGTGTTGCTAAGGAATTGTGAGCTAGCCCACTCCTTAAACGTAGAACCAAAGTGTTTGGCAGCGTTCCGCTTGTAGTAGTAACCACGAAGACCCCCAAGGGACTTCAGCCGTTCGACCACCTCAATAGGAGCACCTTCTTTAATTGCCTGAGCAGCCTGTTCGTTGTGAGCGTAGTTGACTTGCTGTAGAGCTTCTTCTTGTGGTTCAATTTCTTGGATCGCTGCAGCTTGAGCAGTTTGATCTTGTGCAAACAACAGAGCTGCTTGTTCTTCTTCAAACTGGCTGTAGTACTTAGCGCCCTCATTGACGAAGCTGCTCAGGGTCTCTGAGAAGTCAGCTAGTTGACGGATGTTTCGGCCTTGCTGCTCGTAGTTGGCAGTCTGGCCTCGTTCCATCAACTTAAAGCTTTCGTTGATTGAGGAAAGCTTTCCAGACAACCCAGCATTAGGATCAGCTACGTTATACGGATCAAAGGCACCACCTTTTGCTGAACCTTGAAATTCAACTTGACCACCAAATGGTTTAATAGGACTCATTTCTTCCTCAACATGCTATCCATGCTGAATCCAGTTTGTAGGCCAGTCATAAGACCTTGACCAATTCCTAGTGCAGCATTGTTATTGGTTGGTGGGTTGTAAGTGGTTTGAGCCATTACAGGCATAAACCCGTCAAGCTGTGCCTGCAGACTTCCAACAGCTTGTCGATCAGCGTCGTACCGCTGACGTGCCAAGTCAGTCATGTTGCGACCGAACTGACGACCAGCACTGGCTACGTTTTCACTGAACAGTGCGTTCTGTCTGCCATATTCCCCAACGATGTCGATGTCTCGGATTCGCCGGGCACTACGACCGTATCGTTCAACAGCGTTGCCTTGACCTTGAGCCAGGATTCGTTCACGAATAAGGCTTTGGCGACCAAGTGAGAACCCCATAAGTTGTTCATTCATCCGTGCCTGTTCTCTAGCCATTGCACGACTAGCAGCATCTCTGTTCTCAAAGATCTGCTCCTCAGTAGCTACCTTGGCCCGTCCAGAAGCTCGTTCTTTCTGGCGGTTCATAATGTCCGCCTGACGTATCCCCAGCTCGTTTTGGTAGGCAGCAGAAGCTTGGGCTGAGTAGTCCTTAGGGCCAAACATTGACATGCCGCCCTGGAACAGACCCATCCCTATGCTAAATGCACTTATTGGATCCATAAGCGTACAAACTCCACGTAATAGTTGTTGTTTTTAGTCATTGGAATAACCCTAAGGAACTTGAACCCAAGCTTCTTCAAAAGGGTCAGTTCCTTTGTGTGTTGAATGTCAACGTAGTTATATAGAAGTGGATGTGGCTGGCTTTGAAGCCACGTCTTAAAAGCTTGGACAAAGTAGCGTGGATACTCGTAGATCTTGTTGGTTTTCTGCATCCACGCATTACCCTCCTTGTTCACGCCAAAGAGTCCCATTGGCTTGTCATCAGGCGCCAATGCCACATAGGTGGTATAGGTTTTGAAATCACGAAACAACTGAAGCGCAGGGTTGATCTCTGCTCGTTGCATCTCGTGGACTGCTGGTTCAATCAGATTGTTCGCTACTGCAACAACATCTTCAATCGTTGCTTTCCTGATCACACAGCCGGATCGGGACTCTTTAGACATACTATCTTCGGGTGTAGAAGTTCGTGTTGTACTTGCCCTCCCATTGCATACTGCTGAGAGTTACAGGGAAGGGAGTATCACCAATAATGCGGATACGAAGGTTTTTGTTTCGCTGATGAACGGGTACAACGTGAGTGGCTGACGCCGACAGGTTTACGTTGTTCAACGCGTATTGAGCGGGTAACGTTACGTTGATTACGTTGTCCCACTCATCCAAGCCAGTAATGTTGACTTTGTACGTGATGGGTCCACTTAAGCCCGTCTCAATCTTCAGTCGATGAACAATGCAGCTAGAAGTCGTATCCGCCTTCCACTGCCTGCCATCGGAGGTTCCTGGATAGATCTTGGGAATCTCCACGGTCATGTCGTACAGGTAACCAAGAATCAAATCCCGCCCTCTGTAGTCACCTTCTAAGACCACGTAGTAGGCCCCTGAGGTGCCTTGTACGGTTGGGTAAAGGATTGCCCCTACCGTCTGACTGGAGACCGTTGGAGAGGCTCCTATGTACCCACCAAGGGCAATTACGGAAAGGGTCTTACCAGTGACGTGATCAAACGGCAAGTAAACAGTTGTCTGATCAGTACTTGAGTTGTAAGTCCGATACGGGTTGATGTTGAAGAAGTCAAGACACACATCGGTACGCTCTCCAGTAGGAAGCGTCAGATACCCTTGCTCACTTGCCTGTGTCAGGTCAAAGGACGATACAAGAACTTTTGTACCATTAGAGACCACAGCATAGAACGTGCTGATGTCAAAGAATTGATCCAGCAGATTGCCTGTCATCTCCCACTTGTACCAAGTGCTTTGTACACGCTCTTCTTCAGAGTCGTAGAACTTGTACTGGTACAGCGTGTTTGTTCCTTGCTCTCCAATTGAAATCATCGACAATGCAGGACTTGCAATCATCGAATCAACGCTTGACGGGATTAGCTCAGATACCGTTGTGGTGACTGCTGCCTGTACTGGCGGCATATCAGATCGAATACGACCCAGTTGGAACACACGGGTGTACAGGTTGGTCTTTGACAGGAAAGCAAGAGATGTACCAAGGTTTACCGACTCAACCTCTGAATCTGCTTCGTACTTAGACAAAGAGTTTAGGTTGGCAGTCTTTGGGCTTAGAATGTCAGTTGCTTCAGTGCTCAACAGGAACTGTTCATTCTGTCCAAACAGGACAAGGCCTGTGTTGGAGTTCTGAACATAGTTGAGTGTGACAGGTTTGGTGGAGGTTGCGGTAATGTCAATCGGGTCATCATCCGTTACCACCTGTGCAGTTGTAGCAAAGAAGTTGAAGTAATCACCAGCTTTGCTCAGTACCACCGATTCCTCTGACAAGAAGCCAAGGCGGTTTCTGTAGAAGAAGATATTCCGAATTGTAGAACCGATAAAGCTTGGGTCAGGGTTGGTAGTGAGATCACCCACCACTCGGTCTTCCCACGCAACTGGTTCAAACTTGAATGATCCATCGGTTTGACGGACCAACTGATGAGGCATTGTCAGCTCATCTAGTTCGTATGTGATGCCAGGAGCGTTGGTTTCCTCCCACACACCAGGGCCGTAGGTCTGGCTGTTGGTGGTGTTGAACTCAACCCACATGTCATCCACTTCGATGTCGGCAGTGTTGACGACCTTTACCTTGTAGCCGTCTTTGCACTGGATCGGAAGCTTGCCAATTGATCCAATCTGATCTTGGAAGACATACAAGCCCTCCTCAGCAGCAGAACCCTTTGTGGTAACAGTGAAGGCGCTTGCATGGCTGATGTAGATGCCAGGTCCAACAGACACGGCTGTAAATCCACCTGCACCGTTGATCGCTGTAGCCAATGCAGTAGCGATGGTTCCAGCATCGGTAACACCACCAGTCACATCCTGAGGTGTGGTGGTTGTGTAGTTCGTCCCGTTAAGGGTGACAGTGTAGTTAGCGTTGTAAGCAACAATGCTGACCACTACAAACGCTTGCTTCGGAAGTGCAGCAGTTGTTGCCACTTTCATCGCAGGCACCTTTGCCTTGTTCAGAACAAACGTGTAATCATTAAGCGTCAGCAGTTCAATGTCATCTGCTGTTGCATCCTTCAGATAAGCATTGCTTGGAACAGTGGTGATGTTGCAGTTGCTGACAGCAGTGTCATACAGTCCCTTCTTTGTTGCCTCATCAGTGACGGCGTTGTTGTAGTTGGTCTGAGCCGTGTTCATTGCAGACAAGGCTGTGGCCAGCTGACCAGCTGTAAAGGCTGCCGCTACCGTCTGAACCAATTCATAAACTCTGTAGTTCTGCTGCGTTAGCCACGGATACTCTTCCGTGCGCTCTGTTCCCTGACTGTAGCCAGCAGGATACGAAATGGTTCCAGTGCCACTACCAAGGATGGTGCCAGCAGACTTGATGAAGTATTGGTTGGTGACTGTGTTTTGAATGACACCAGAGCTTACGCTTTGAACGTAGTCATTTGTGTAAGTGGTATCAATATCAAACAGCAGCTGTTGCGTGGTGTTCTGGCCTGCAAGCCTTTCAGCGTACGTAGCTTGTGCAGCGTTGAGTTCAGCAAGCCTTGTTTTCCTCAGGGCAACAGCAGTGTTGTAATCGGCCACTCTCGTTTTCAGCGTGGCCAGGTTACACGTTCCCGGTACTCCGGTATTGGTGTGCATGTCCACGGCCCTTGCAGAGCCGTCTAGAAGGCTCCAGACGCGAAACTTGTTGTCACTGTATTGAGCGACATACTTCTCCTCGTCATCCCTCAGAATCGAAAACCAACGGCCTGAGGTGTTAGCACCGTACAGCTCAGCAACAAAGCTACCACCAGGTCTCTTCAAAAGACCAAGTGCATAGTCAGGATATGTGTTGATGCTATCGACTAACTGACCAGGATATTTAAGGTAGTCAGGTTGCTGAGAGATCCCGCCTAAGAAGTTGGGAATCCGTTGGGTTATCGTACTCATCTAGTTAGAGCGTGGTATGGTTGATAGCTGGTGTAAGTTCCTTGTCCATCTCGCCAACCAAAGATCGAGTAATCTCCTTGGTTGCAATCGTATTCAAGTGCAGCTGCTCGGGTGTACAGCTCTTGCTCTTGAAGAAGTGAATAAATCTCTTTGTCCCCAACCAACTTCACAGCCACAAGCCTTGCAGCACGAGCAGTGATGTAGACCTGGATGGGCGGGGGAACGTCTTCGTATGCAAAGAACCAAGTGACATCGCACTTGATCGGATCAGACCATACGAAGGTGTGCTCAAGACGGTCATACATCTTTCCGTCCCTGCGGACTGGATCGTATGTATTGCCGTGATCGTCAACAGTAGTATCGAGTGCAATTACATTGCTGGGATAGGCGATGTACCCTGTAGTGGAATCAGGGGTAAATTCATACCCACGTTCAGTGTTGAACAGCCAGCCCTCTGATTGGACTTGGCGATTCACTTCCCTCAGGGTGTTGAGGACAATCGATACTTCGGGGTTTTGCAGATCTAGCGTAGTGACAGGAGCCTGTCCTACTGAGCTAAGTATTTGATTGACAGCATCCAGTTCGGTGGACGCAGCATAAGTAGCAG